CCGGGTTCCCGAAGGGAAGCTGGTCGGCCAGCGGGTAAAGCTGCGCCCGTGGCAGCGCCGCGAGATATGCCGGATATACGACAATCCGGCCGGCACAAGGCGTGCGATCCTGAGTTTCGGGCGCAAGAACGGTAAGACCGCACTGGCGGCTTTCCTGTTGCTGTTGCACTTGTGCGGCGACGAGGCGCGGCCGAACAGCCAGTTGTTTTCGGCGGCGCAGAGCCGCGAGCAGGCGGGCGTTCTATTCGGGCTTGCCGCCAAGATGGTGCGGCTCAACCCGGCGCTCGATGGCGGCCAGGGCGGCGGCATCATCATCCGCGATACGGCGAAGGAATTGTTCTGTCCGGCGATGCAGACGTTGTACCGCGCGCTCAGCGCGGAGGCGACGACGGCATTCGGGCTGAGCCCGGTGTTCACGGTGCATGACGAGCTAGGCCAAGTCCGCGGGCCGCGCAGCCGGCTTTATGAGGCGCTGGAGACGGCGACGGGTGCGCAGGAACATCCGCTCTCGCTCATCATCAGCACGCAGGCACCGACCGATGCCGATCTGCTTTCGGTGCTGATCGACGACGGCATCGCGGCGCACGATCCGCGTGTGGTGGTGTCGCTCTACACCGCGCCGATGGATCTGGACCCGTTCAGCGAGGACGCGATAAAGGCGGCCAATCCGGCATTCGGCGATTTCCTGAACCCGGCGGAAGTGCGCGGCATGGCGGCCGACGCGGAACGGATGCCGTCGCGCCAGGCCGAATTCGAGAACCTGATCCTCAACCGGCGCGTCGAGGCGTCGGCGCCCTTCATCAGCCGGCAACTGTGGCAGGCGTGCGGGACCGATCCGTTGCCACTCGACGGCCACTCGGTCTATGCCGGGTTGGATTTATCGGCGGCAAACGACCTGACCGCGCTGGTGCTCGGCGCGCGGGTCGATGGGGTGTGGCAGATACATCCGACATTCTGGCTGCCAGGCGATGGGCTCGCGGCAAAAGCGCGGAGCGACCGCGTGCCCTACGATGTGTGGCACCGCGAGGGCTATCTGCTGGCGGCGCCCGGGCGTTCGGTCGATTACGAGTACGTCGCCGAATACCTACGCGGCCTGTTTGACCGCTACGACATCCACAAGATTGCATTTGACCGCTGGGGCATGCGGCATTTGCGACCGTGGCTGCTCAAGTCCGGTTTTACCGAGCCGCAGCTCGAAGCGGTATTCACCGAATTCGGCCAGGGATTTCAGGATATGAGTCCCGCGCTGCGGGCGCTTGAGGCCGAGATACTCAATGGCCGCATCGCGCATGGGGCGCATCCGGTGCTGTCGATGTGCATGGCGAACGCGGTGGTGAAATCCGATCCGGCCGGCAATCGCAAGCTCGCCAAGGACCGCTCGGCCGGGCGGATCGACGGCGCGGTGGCGCTTGCCATGATGTGCGGCGTCGCGCCGCTTGAGGATAGCCCGGTTGTCGATATCGACGCACTGATCGCCTGAAGTCGGTTTAGGCCGCTCGGCGGCCTTCCTATTGCCTGTCAGGGGCATTCCCATGCAGATGGTCAAGAAGACCGTCGCCTCACCGGGCGACGGGATGGAGTTTGTCCTATCCGACGCGACGGTCGATCGCTATGGCGACACGATCGAGCCGGCCGGCTGGAGCCTCGCCGCCTTCAAGCGCAACCCGATCGCGCTGTTCACTCATCTCGGCAGCTTTCCGATCGGCACCTGGGCCGATCTGCGCGTCGAGGGCGAGCGCCTGATGGGCCGCCTGCAACTCGCCGCCCGCGGCACCAGCGCGCGCATCGACGAACTGATCGGGCTCGTAGAGCAGGGCATCCTGCGCGCCGTCAGCGTCGGCTTCGTGCCGCAGAAATCAGAGCCGCATAACGGCGGCACCCGGTTCCTGAAACAGGAACTGGTCGAAGTTTCGCTCGTGTCGGTTCCCGCCAACCCCGCGGCTCTTGCGGTGGCGCGGGGGCTCGGCACCAGCGAAGAGACGATGGCCCTGGCCTTTGGCGAGCACGCCGAACGAAGGCCGGTCATCAAACGCACGGGCGGGCACGCCGGATCTCAATCGCCGAACCGAAAGGCGACCCCCATGACATTCGCAGCACAGATCGAAGACGCCCAAGCACGCCTCAACGCCGCCCGCGATGCCCTGACGGCGCACCACGCCGATGAGAATGCCGACCCTGACGCCACCGATGGTTTTAACGAAGCGGTGGAAACCTGGACCCGCAAACTGTCGCAGTTGGAACGATCGGAACGGGCACTCGCCCCGCGCAGCGCGCCGCCACAACAGCAGGTCTTGCCGCCGCTCGCCGCGCCTGCCCTCGCGCGGCGCCCGCTCGGCATTCCGACCAAGGACATCGAGTGGCGCGATTATGTGTACCGCGCCGCCGCGGCGCACCTCCAAGCCTATATCCAGCGCCGCGCGATCGATGACGTGGTGCGCGACCGCTGGGGCGACGACGAAGCGACGATGCTGGTCACTCGCGCCGCGCAGACGAGCGCCGTCACGACTCAGCCGGGCTGGGCGCAGGAGTTGGTGCAGACATCGAATGCCGATTTCATGGCATCACTGCCTGTCGACTCGGTGTTCAATCCGCTGTCCGGGGCCGGCACCACGCTGAGCTTCGGGCCGGGTGCCGGTGCCATCAAGATCCCCTCGATGGCGGCGACGCCTTCGATCACCGGCTCGTTCGTCGGGGAAGCGCAGCCGATTCCGGTGCGCCGCGCCGGCCTGACCTCGATCACGCTGTTGCCGCACAAAATGGGCGTGATCACCCGGTTCAGCCGCGAGATCGCGATGTACTCGACGCCGGCCATCGAAGGCATCTGCCGCGACGCCATCCGCAACCACACCTCGGTGACGATCGACACGCTGCTGCTCGACAACGCGGCGGGCACCTCAGTGCGGCCGGCCGGCCTCACCAATGGCGTCGCGGCGATCACTGCGGCAACCGGCGGCGGCTATTCGGCGGTGCTCAAGGACATCGCCGCGCTGACCGGGCCGTTCTACGCGCTGAATGCCGGCCGGCGCCTGGTGATGATCATGAACCCGGCGCAGGGGCTGCAACTGTCGATGGTGCCAGGCCCGGCGGGTGTGCAATTCGGCTGGACAAGCCAGTTCACCAGCCGGTTCCAGATTATCGAGTCGACGACGGTGCCGACCGGCAATGTCTACGTCATCGACGCCGCCGATTTTGTCAGCGTCAACGGCAACCTCGAATTTGAGGTCTCCGAGGAAGCGACACTGCACATCGAGGACACGACGCCCCAAAACATCAGCGGTGTCGGTGCGCCGAACGTAGTGGCGGCGCCGGTCGAGTCGATGTTCCAGACGGCGCAGATCGCGCTCCGCATGCTGGTCAACATCAACTGGGCGATGCGGCGCACCGGCCTCGTGCAATGGATGACCGGCGTGAATTGGGCGCCGCCATAAAATCCGACCGTTAATGGAGTGCGGGGCCGCGCTGCCCCGCTTTTCTCAGGAAAGGATTACCCATGTCGCAGACCAGCAAGGACGAGCACGCCGAGCGGCCGGCGCACCGGCAGGATCAGCCGGCGCAGCAACCCGCCAGGACAACCACCACGACGACGACGGTAGAGCCGCGGCCGACCGAAGCGCCGGTGCCGGGACAGGAGGAGGCCGACGCGATCCTCGAAGGGACGCATCACCTGCCGCCGGAAGAGCGCGCCAAGCGCAAGCAGGAGCGCGAGCAGCGGGAGCGCGAGATGAACCCCGAAGGCGGCAGCGGCGGCTCATACCGCACGCGGTAAATGGCGAACTGGCTTTCCCGCATATTGCCCTGGCCGATCCGAGCCGCTGAGGCTCAGTATCGGCCGGGGCCATACTTCCTGAGCGACGGCTGGCTCTCCGCGTCAGCCGGACGCTATTGGAACTGGTGGCAATCGGGCCATTCGCTCCAGCCCTATAGCCAATCGGGCGCGATGGTTGAGGCGTGCGTCAGCGCCTATTCGCAGACGATCGCGATGTGCCCGCCGGACCACTGGCGCAAGCTCGACAACGGCGGGCGCGAGCGCGTCACCACCTCGGCGCTAACCCGGGTGATGAAGCGCCCGAACGACTATCAGTCGATCTCGGACTTTTTGCTCAACCTGACGCGCAGCCTCTACGCCAGCGGCGAAGCATTCGGCCTCGCGATCCGAAACAGCCGGTTTGAGATCACCGAGATTCACCTGATGCGCCGCGGTAAGGTCGGCCTCGGCGAAGACGGCTCGATCTTCTACGAGCTCAGCGGTAACGAGATCATCGAGCAGCGGCTCGACCTCTCGGAATCCTTCCCGGCGCGCGACGTGCTGCATGTAAAACTGCACACGCCGCGGCATCCGCTCAAAGGCGAAAGCCCGATCATGGCGGCGGCGCTCGATCTGGCGATGTCCGGCGCCGCACTCAACCAGCAGGTTGCGTTTTATCTCAACCAGGCGCGGCCGAGCTTCATCATCGAAACCGACCCGGCGCATCCGCTCAACAAGGAACAGATTCAGGCGGCCAGCGCCGAGTGGAACAACAAGACGCAGGGCGAGAACGCCGGCCACACGCCGTTCCTCAATTACGGCATGAAGGCGAAGCCGGTCACCACGACCGCGGTCGACGGCCAACTCGCCGAAATCCTCAAGATGACGCAGGAAAACGTGGCGCTGGCGTTCCGCGTGCCATTGCAGATCCTCGGCGTCGGCGGGACGCCGTTCGCCTCCACCGAACTCCTGATGCAATCGTGGATCGCCAACGGCCTCGGCTTCACCCTGAACCACATCGAGGAAGCCTTCGGCCTGCTGTTTGCCCTCAAGGGCATGCCCGACGAATACCTCGAATTCGACACGAAGGCATTGCTGCGCAGCGCCTGGCGTGAACAGATCGAGGGGCTGGCGCGCTCCGTCATCAGCGGCATCCATTCGTCCGATGAAGCGCGCGGCGAACTCGACCTGGCAAAGACGCCCGGCGGCTACGGTGACATGCCGAGGGTGCAGCAGCAGGTCGTCCCGCTGAGCTACGGCGCGCAACTGCAACCGCCGAAGCCGCAACCCGATCCGGCACCCGCTCCCGCCGATCAGCCATCCCCCAACAATCCCCCGCAGGACGGCAATGCCGACGCCACAAAATCCCTTGTCCCTGCATACCGTGCCGCCCGCCTCGCCGCTTGAGGCGCTGGCCGCCGAAGTCGGCAGCGACGTTGCCCGCCTTGAGCGTGAGATGCGGCTTGCCGTCAACGGCGCCATCGCCGAACTGCGCGCCGAGGTGCTGAGCCTCAAGCTACAAATGCACGAACTGACGACCGAGCGGCTCGGGCAACTGCGCGATGGCGAGCCGGGGCCGCAGGGCGAGCGTGGAGCCGCTGGGGAGCGCGGAGAACGAGGGGAAGCTGGGCCAGCGGGGGTTGAGGGGCCAGCCGGGGAACCGGGTGCTCCTGGGCCTCCCGGCGAGCCCGGTGCGTCCTTCACCATACGCGGCACCTGGGCGGCCGGCGAAACCTATCGGGCGCTCGACGTGGTGGCGCTCGGCGGCGCGAGCTTCGCCGCCCGCACAGACGACCCCGGCGCATGCCCTGGCCCCGATTGGCAGGTCATCGCGATCCAAGGCAGGCGCGGGCAAGCCGGCGAACCGGGCGCGAAGGGGCCAAAGGGCGATCCCGGCCGCAGCATCGTCGGCGCGAGCCTCGACGATGCCGGCATCCTGATCTTGACGCACGACGACGGCACGATCGTGACCTGCGATTTCTATCCGCTGTTGGAAGCGCGCCGCTGATGCCGGTCGCCGCCCGCTATCAGATCAGCCGCGTCATCACGCCGGCGGCGAGCTTCGATCTGGTGACGCTTGACCAGGCCAAGACGATGCTCGGCATCGATGCCAGCGATACGTCGCACGACGCGGCGATACAGCAGAACATCACCGCCGTCTCGGCCGCCATCAATCGCTATTGCGACCGCGTGTTCGTGCAGCAGGTTTACCGTGATCAGTATCGCTATGTATGCAACTGGCTCGCGGCCGGCGAGCCGCTGCGCACCCGGCAGTTTCCGATCGCCACCGACGCAACCGGCCTGCCGCTCGCCACGGTCACCTCGGATGGCGCCGTGCTCGATGCCGCGATGTGGGAAGCCGATACCGATAGCGGCACGTTCTACGCGATCGACGGCGCGATCGTGGACGCCTGGACCGGCACCACGATCGTGATCGATTACACCGGCGGGTTCGATCCGGTGCCCGACGACGTGCAGGCGGCGGCGCTCGAATGGATTGCCGCGCGCTATTACTCGGTCGGCCGCGAACCCGGGCTGCGCAGCGAGACAATCCCCGATCTGATCGAGCAATCCTGGGATAGCGCCGGCAGCGCCGCCTCGGCCTCGGCGACGATGATCCCGCCGGGCGTCGAGGGGCTGCTGCACACTTATCGGATCATCTCGCTGTGAGCCCGCAGACACTCATCGCTCGGCTCGATGCGGCCATCGCCGGCTACGGCCAGACCGTCACCTTGCAGCGCACCGCGGTCGACCCGGTGACCGGCGCGATCAGCGTGAGCGATACCGTCGATTGCCCGGCGGCGGTGCGGACATCCGCGCCGCAGGCGCTCGAAGGCGGCGATGTTATCGATATCCGGGTGATCGTCAGCCCGAGTTCGCTCGGCACCTTTGGCATCCCGTCGCGTGACGACCGCATCGTGATCGAGGGCAACCCCAGCAACATCGAGACCATCGGCCCGCTCTACTACGGCGGCCAACTGTGCCGCGTGAACCTGCTCTGCCGTGGATAAGCGCGAAGCCATCCTGGCGCGGCTGGTCGAGGTCTGCGCCGGGCTCACCGGCGTCGTCACCGCAGCGCGCAATGTGCTCGACGTGCCCTCCCTGGCGCGACCCGCCTTCGTGGTGCAGGACGGCTCGGAGGAACGCCAGGATTCGGCAATCAGCGACAACCGCTCGGGCGTCGGGCGGTTCGAGATGAACGCGCAATGCTGGCTGCTGGTGCGCGGCGGCGCCAACGATGTCGGCCCGCTGATGAGCATGTTCCGCGCCCGCCTGGTGTACGCCATCACCAGCGACGCGACGCTGCGCAGCCTCACCGGCACGGTCGGCAGCATTCGCTACGACGGCTGCACGGTGTCCGAGCCGACCCCGGAGACCAAGGAACCGCGCATGGACCTTAACTTCAGCTTTATCTACACCCTGGCAATGAGTGATCTGGAGGCGATCAATGGCCTATAGCAGCACCAGCCCGAACGTCGACAACTACTGGATCGGCAAAGGGATCATCAAGTTTCAGCCGGATGGTTCGACCGGCTATGTAGCCTTGGGCAACGCGCCCGAGGTCGAGTACACGCCGGCCGTCGACGTGCTCGACCACTTCAGCTCGATGGCCGGAGTGCGCTCCAAGGACCGCAAGGTCGTGCGCGAGAAGTCGGCGAATATCCGCATCGTGCTGGAAGAGATGACGCCCGACAACCTCGGCCTGGCGTTCATGGGCACCGTCACCGACCCGACCGCGCCGGCCACCGAGCCCTACACGATCGACATCTTCTCCCTGTCGGAGATCAAAGGCTCGCTGCGCTACGTCGGCCAGAACGACATCGGCCCGCGCATCCAGGTCGACCTTCCGAATGTGTCGATCATCCCGACCAGCTCGATCAACCTTATCTCGGAAGAGTGGGCCAGCATGGAGATCACCGCCGAGGTGCTGATCGACGGCACCACCGGCAAGTTCGGCACGGTCACCTGGGGTATCACCGACGAAGTAATCGGTCCCTGATGCCCGGTCTCCGCGACATTGCCAAGAAGCTGCGCCGCACGGTGACGATCGCCGGCGAAGAGATCACCGTGCGCGGCCTGACCGCAGCCGAGATGGCCGATCTGCTGGGCACCTATCCCGAACTCAGCAAGCTGATGCGGAACGACTACGACCGGGTCGACGGCGAGGCGCTGCAAACCCAGGCGCCGGACTGCTTCGCGATGATGATCGCGCTAGGCACGGCCAACGGCAAGGCACCCGACGCGGAAGACATCGAGGCGGCGCGCTCGCTGCCGGGCGTCGCGGCGCTCGACCTGATTGCCGCCATCGCCGAACTCTCCCTGCCGAGGGCCGTCGTGCGCCCTTTCGTGGCGATGGTCCTGGACACGGAGATGTCCGGCGATACTGGCAGGGACCAGGATACGAAATAGCCGAGATGGCGCTGGCCTTGTCGCGGGCCGGCTATGGTTCGCTCGACGAAGTGATGGAGTGGACGCCCTACCGCATGAGTCAGGTGATCTTCATCCACGGCAAGCTGATGGAGCTTGAGCGCAAGGAGACGCTCGGCCTGCACGCCTTCGCCGCGCGCGGTGATCCGAAGGAGCTGCGCAAACTCCTGGGCCGCCGCGATGGCTAAGGTGAAGTTCGACCGGCCCGGCAAATATGCCAAGGGCATCGAGAAGTGGCAGGAGGCGTTGGCCAAGGCCACGACAATGGCCTTCCGCGACGGCGCCAAGCTGCTCGAAACCCAAACCCGCAGCGCGATCGAGGCGGCCGGCCTGGGCAGCAAGTTCGCCCGTCAGTTCAAAGGGTTTGGTTATCCGCGCCGTCAGTTCAGCTTGACGCCGACCATTCGCGGCTTCCACGCGCGCGGCTGGAAGGGCAGCCGCATCGGCCGCTACGCCAATATCTTTGCGCGCGGCGGCACGATCACCGGCAAGCCATTGCTCTGGGTGCCGCTGCCAACCGCGCCGCTGCGGATCGCCGGGCAGGCGACGACGCCAAAGCTCTTTATCGAAAACATCGGGCCGCTGGTGAAGCTGCACGGCACGCGCCGGCCGCTGCTGGCGGGGCAGTCGCTGCGCGCGGTCGAAGGGCGCCGGGCAACGGTCGGGCAACTCAAGACCGGCGCCCGCAACGCCCAGGCGCGCCGCGCCGGCGGCAAGGGCCGGCACACCGTCGCGGTGCCGATGTTCGTCGGCGTGCCCTCGGTCAAGATCCCGAAGCTCGTCGACATGGATGCGATCTTTGCGCGGGTCTCGCAGCAACTGCCGAAACTCTTTGAGGCGAGGAGTGCCGGCTGATGGCGTCCGGCGCTGACTTCCGCTCCCGGATCACGCTTGAGGGCGGCGACAAGATCGCCACCGATCTGCAAAGGATCGGGACTGAAGGCGACAAAGCATTCAACGCGGTCGGCAAAGCCGCCGACGCTTCGACCGCCTCGGTCAATTCCTTCGCCAAGGCAACCGAGGGCATGGCCCGCCAGATGGCCGCGCTGCGCAGCGCCGCGTCGAGAGCGGGGTCTGATCTCGCGACGATCGGCAAGCACGCCTCCGATTTTGGCGGCGCAATCAAGGACGTTGCGAACAACATCATTCCGCGTTTTCGCGAGGTCGTGGGACTCGCCTCGGTCGGTGGCGTCGCCGGCTTCTTCGCGCTCTTCGAGAGCACGGCCAAGTGGGGTCACGAGCTGGAGGAGAACTCTAAGAAGCTTGGTCTGGCCCCCGGGCAGTTCGGGTTGATCGCCAAGGCGGCCAAAGAGGCCGGGCTTGATGTCGACGTGCTGACCACCGGCATGCTCCGATTCGGCGCTGCGATGGAGAAGGCCGGCGACGAGCGTCAGAAGGCGTTCGGTGAGATTGCCAAGCTCGTGCTCGGCGCGGAGACGGCTCTGAGCCAGCTCGGCGGGCCGCAGGTCTTCAGGGGCGGCACCAGCACCGGGGACATCAAGCAGCAGCTTGAGGATCTGAAGAACACCGACGCTATCGTGAAGCTGCGAAAGCAGATCCTGGAGTTGAACTCGACGCCGTTCGTTACCCCGGCCCAGCAGCGGCAGTTGCAGGAGCTGCGGCTGCAACTGGAGCTGTTGCAACGGTCGGGCGCCAGCATCCAACCGCGAATCATCAACTTCCCGAAGCTGGGTGATTTCAAGGAGCAGGCCGAAGAAGCCTACATGGCGCTTCGGGCGCTGAACCGGATACCCAAGGAAGTAACGCTTGAGCAGTTCCTCTCAAACACCGCCAAGGTGCTGAGCGAAAACACCGAGGCCGCGGCCAAGCTCCGCGCGGAGTTCAACAAGATCGGCGCCGATCTCCCGGTCGCCAAGCTCGGCGAGCAGATCGACCAGACCCTGCCCGGCTTCAAGGATCTGTTTGCCCAACTCAAGGTGCCGCTGTTCGACAAGGCTACCGGCGGGCTTCGCAAGCTGACCGACGTGTTCGGGGACTTTCTCGACAAGTTCAAGGACAAGACCCCGACCGAGCAGTTCAGGATCGTTCGGGAGACGATGGGTCGGGGCGCCGAGGAACTCATCCCGATCATGCAGCGGGGCCGGAAGGGGCTGCTTGAGTTCTTCGACGCGGCCAGGGCGACCGGCCTCGACACCAGCGCCTTCGATTCGGAAATCAACAAGCTCGATGAAGCCTACAAGGCTTCGAGACGGTTGGACGGCGCGATCACTGCTATCCGAAAATCTCTCGTGGTTCCGTTCGCCGACGTGTTCACGCCGATCATCAACACCATGGCTGAGTCACTAAAAAATAGTCAACCCGAGGTCAAGGCGTGGGCGACCGGCATCGCCAACGACATGAAGGCCGCCGCCGCCGACATCCGGGCGGTATGGCAGGGCGCCGCGCCGACCACCGACTTCGGCAAGGGCTTCAAGGACGCGCTCGACGCGATCACGCTGGCGATCGGTTTCGTGCAGCAGGCGTTCGCCGGGCTGACCATTGCCATGCAGCCGGTCGCGGACTTGTTCAACTCGCTGCTCGGCACGGACTATTCGGCGCGGACCTATGCCCTGGCGGCAGCCTTCCTCTATTTCAGCGGCATCCTGCCGGCACTCATACTTGGCGTGCAGACGCTGATCGCGGCGCTTCAGTTCTTTCTCACCACGCCGCTCGGTCTTGTTTTAGCAGCGCTCGCCGCGATCGCCCTGACGATCTACCAGAACTGGGACAAGCTGGTTCCACTGTTTAATGCGGTGAAGGACACGCTGGTTTCGTTCGGTAGCTGGATCAGCGACACCTTCGTCGGCATCTGGAACACCGTCCTGACGACGGTGATGGGCTACTGGACGAACTTCGTCAATTTCATCGACAACCAGGTTCAGAAGCTCATCGGCTTTATCAACTCGCTCCGCAACCTGCTGCCCGGCGGCGCCAGTGCAGCGGCCAGCCCCACCGGCATGGCGACCGGCGGCCAAGTCCCGGGCACCGGCACCGGCGACAGCTTCCCGGCGATGCTGACGCCCGGCGAGTTCGTGATGCGGCGATCGGTCGTCGACGCCCTCGGCGCGCCGTTCTTCGCCGCCCTCAACCGCGGCATGGGCAGTTTCCTGCCGCGCACCCGGTTCGCCACCGGCGGCATCGTCGCCGATGGTGGCGGCGGCACGCCGGTGCATCTTCACCTCGGCGGCGCTGAGTTCGCGCTGTCGGGTCACAGCAAAGTGGTCGACGCCTTGGTCACCGAGGCCAGCCGGCAACGGATGCGATCGGGCGGGCTCAAGCCGTCGTGGTACGGCGGGCGTGTCAGCGGATGATCGCCCCGTTCCCGACCGGCTTCGATATCATCATCAGCGGCAATGCGCCGGGCGTGAACCCGTATTCGGCGCGCGGGCTTCGTGGCACGCTTGGCCCGATCGACGCCGCCAAGGGCGACAACAAGCTGCGCCGCACGGTTAACGGGACGCTGGTGTCCGTCGCCGCGCCGCAGATGTGGAAATACCGGCTCGAAGTGCAGGGCAACGACGTAGCTCCCGCCGCGCTCGATGGGCTGTGGGTCGGCATGCAGGCGACCGTGGATTGCCACGTCGAGTTGGCCTTCCTCACCGCCGGCGGCTCGGCCTCGCGGCCCATGGTGCCCGGCAGCGAGCGCTTCGACGGCGACTATACTTACTATCGGCCGCAATTGTTGATGCTGATAGTCGAGTTGGAAACCAGCACCGACGAATGGGCCGCCTCGGTCTCCTGGTCGATGACCCTGGAGGAAGTCTGAGTGCCGGGGCCGTTCTATTTTGCATACGTCGGCGACACGATCGTCGATCCCATCACGGTGGTCACCACCGGCAACGTCGCGGAAGCCAACCCCACCGTTACCGGCATTCCCACCGAGGCGCTCGCGGCGCTGACGCCCGGCAGCCGATACAACGCCACCGGCAACAGCATCCCGAGCAACACGACGTTTATCGCGCCGGACCTCGGCGCCACCTCGATCGATCTCGACCAGGCACCGACCGCGACGGTGGATGCGGCGCTGCTGACACTCACCGGGCCGCGCGCCGAGAACGAGCCGTTCGATCCGGTGGCGCACCTTCGCTTCGACGAGGATGTGCTGGGGTTCGAGATCGCGCAGAGCGAGGGCGACTTCGCGACGCTGACGGTCGATGTGAAGAATACCGGCGCCGGGCTGCTCGCGACCGGGCGCAGCTTGTGGTGCTGGCTGTCGATCGCCGGCGACCCCGACCCGGTGCCGCTGTTCAACGGCCGGCTGATCGGCACGCCGCGTCTCGCCGCCGCCGAGGTCATGCAACTCCAGTTCCTGGCGCGGCCGGATGACTACAACCAGCAGAAGCTCGCGCTCGCGGCGGATATGAAAGTGCTCCCGTTCTGGGATCCGGTGTGGCTGGCGACGCAGCAGGACAACCCGGACACGGTGCTCGAAACCTACTCGGCGCTGTGGCACACCGACCGGACGACGCTCGAAGTCACCGCCAGCGACATCATCGAGGGCGAGGCCGGCACCGTCACGGTCGGCGAGGACCGGGCGTTCTATGACACCTTCGCGATGGCGTTCGGCGAGGCGCCGCTGCGGCAAATCTCGGTGTCCGGCACGGTGTCCTGGGAACAGACCGGCGAAGGTCTGGTCGATGTCACCGGGCCGCTGGTCAGCGCCTTTGGCAAGGAGGGCAACACCGCGCGCCTCTTTGCCCATCTCGGCTCAACCCGCTGGAAAACCCCGATCAGCGGCGGCGCGATCATCTATACGTTCAACGGCACTTCGGTAAAATCCAGTTGGCCGCAACCCGGAACCAGTGTGGGCGGCGGCTGGGAAGTGGCGACCGGCGTCGTCGACGACCCCGCCGATCCCGACCAGGGCAATTCCTATTCGTTCTGCCGCGACGCCACGGCACCCATCGGTTACCTGAAACCGATGTCGTTCTTTACGCAGTACATCGGGCCGCCGCCGGCCGACGAACCAGGGGTAAACCCGCCGGCGTCCGATTTCACGGTGTTCATCACGCACGGGGTGTGGCGGTATCGCTTCGCCTATAACGCCTATTCGATTCGGATGGTGCTGCGGTATCAGGCCAACCGGCCGCGCACTGAAACCGTGCGCGCCGTCATGGTTGCAGATGTCGAGGATCTGTCCGACAACGCCGGCACCGACAGCAGCGAGGAAATCAGCTACTCGTCGGATAAGGTGGCCGAGGCGATCGATCCCGGTGGCGGGATACCGCTCGGCAGCCCCGAGGCCCGCACCTATCTGCAAACCGACCGCGGCGCGGCGTCATTCGAGTACCTGCTGCTGGCGGCTCGCGCCAAGCTGCGCGCCCGCGCCCGCTCGGTCGAGATCACCTTCGGCATCGATTTCCCGTTGTCGATCGGCATCTCGTTGCGCCATTCGGTGGCGCTGTTCGATCGGCGCATCCCCGGCGGTTCGGCGATCGGCAAGGTCAAGGCGTACCGCCTCACGGTCGGCGAAGACGGCATGTGGGGCGAGTTCACGATGGGTTGCACGATCGGCTCAGGTGTGCCGATCAGCGCCGCCATCGGGATCAATTCCTACGTCGATGACGGCTACGTCGATGACGGCTACCAGGTGATCGCCGGCAGCCAGCACATGTTCATCAGCGATGAACTTGCCTATCAGACCCTCGATCAATTCGAGGTCGTCGACGACGGGTTGAACCTCGCCCACATGACCGCCGGCCAGGCGGTCAAATCATGCACCGTGGTCAACGGGACCAACGTACACCTCAACCTGCTGACCCAGTACAATAACGTCAGCGTGCCCAAGAACGGCCTGGCGACCCCGTTCGACGCAATGAAGAAAAACGTCACCAAGATCACGCTGGAAATGCACCCGGTCACCGGGTCGCAATATCACACCGATTTCCTGCCGGCGGTATCGTTGCTGGCGATCCCCAAGACCATCGACCTCGGAGCCAACCCCGATGCTTGAATATATCGTCAGGCCGTTTCAAGCACCGAACGCGCACGGAACAATCATCATCCCGTCAACCGTGACGACCGAGAGCACCGAAAGCGCGGTGCTCAGTTGGGGCGGCGAGGCGACACTGCCGGATACGAAGTACTCGACCCTGACGATCAACTTCAAGCCGTGCAAAGAGGACAGCGTCGAGCTGAAGCGCGATGCCACAACGCAGAGGATCTATGGCAACGACCCCGAGAACTGGATCGACGTGAACCGCGCCGACAAGCTCTACCTCGATAAGCAGGAAGAGAACTGGAAGAAGAGCCCGTATTACGCCGACCAGACCGGCTACGCCGCCGACATCGGCAATTTCGAACCATCGGCCGGGTTTGGCGGCGAGGGCATCAACGACGCCCAGCATTGCGCCGTCACGATGAAATTTAAGAACGAATAAACGATGCCGTATTACGTTGAAGCTCCGATTGAGCGAGTGGTCAACGTCCACTGGAAGAAGAAGCCGGACGATCCCAACGACCCCGGCGAGCCGACCGACTTCCGGCAAACCTGCGGTGCGTTTATCAACGGCCACAGCGGTGCATTTTTCGGTTCAACCGGTGTCTACATATTAGATGGCTACTGGTTATATCAGCAGCATCCCGATGCCAGCCCGGGGCATCTTCCCACCAAACCGTACGACTACTTTAACCAGATGGAATACTACAACTACTTTCTCAATGGATCGTTGCCTTATATCTGGTCGCAGCCGAGTAGCTGGACGATTACGGGAGCGGATTATGCGGCGGGTGCTGTATTCAAAGAATTTCGCAACGTGAACATTCAGGTCTTTACCGGACACAACGCTGCGCCGGATCAGGTAACAACCGGATCGATCGAAATTCAGTCTCAGCGGGAGGGTGAAGTATATCCGCCGGCTTTCACTGTTGAGAATGCGAGTGGGGGTATCTACGCCGCCAATCCACCGCTCGTCGTGCAGGCGCATTGTTGTCCGAAGCCGGGTGCCAGCGGCTGCGACAGTTTTGAGACACCGGGCCACTGGCCGGGTTTCGACGCAAGCCCGGGTGAGTTGATGGCGATGGCGCCACCGCAGCCGCCGGGGTGGGGCACGTTTTTCGATCCGCGGTCGCTGGTCGTGTATCCCGCGCCCGGCAGCACCGAAGATCCGGTAAGGCCGCCGCCCGGTGCCCGTCGCCGTGCCGAGCCGCGGCTGCCGCCGCCACTGATTGTTCCGCAGCGCCTTGAGGTTTAGCCGGTGGATCTGACATTTCGCAACGATGGCCCGTGGGGCGCCGGCAAGGGCGCCAACCTCCAGGCCGCGGAGGTCGATCAGAATTTCTGGGAAGTCGCCACCGAGATACTGAACCTGT